GCGTTAACCTTTAATTCCTCCCAACGCTGGGATATTTCATCTTTGATGTTTCCCCACACAGTAGGAGCGTTGGTTTTCAACTCCTCCCACTTCTCGCTAATTGTTGACTTAATATTGCCCCATTTTTCGGAAGCTCCAGACACAAGGCTATCCCATCTATCCTGGATGCTTGTTTTTATGTTCTCCCACACGGTAGGAGCGTTGGTTTTAAGGTTATTCCATTTTTCCTCTATCTTGGTCTTTATACTATTCCATGTTTCCCCTGCGTTGGTTTTAAGGTTCTCCCACCGGGTCTGGATGCTAGTCTTGATATTCTCCCAAATCACCGGAGCATTTTCCTTAAGTTCCTCCCACTTAGTCTGAACGTTTGTCTTAATGCCCGTCCATATTTCGCCAGCCTTATCCTTAAAGTGGCCCCATTTCTCTTTCACACCTTCCCACAGATCACCAGCCCATTCCTTGAAGCTGCCCCATTTTTCTTTTACACCTTCCCACATATTACCAGCCCATTCTTTAAAGCCGGCCCATTTTTCCTTAATGCCGTCCCACAACGGCCCGGCCCAACTGGCCACCCAGGACTTAAAACCTTCCCACCGTTCTTTAACACCTTCCCAGACATTGCCAGCCCACTCTTTGAGGCCGTCCCATTTTTCTTTTAGTGTTGTCCATATTCCCCAGCTACTTACCCAGCTTGTGAAGCTGTTCCATTTCTCTTTTACACCTTCCCATAGATTGCCAGCCCATTCTTTAACATCATCCCAGATGGCGGCTAAGACTTCCTTCCAGGACACCTGAATTTCACTTAAATCAGGAGTCGCCACATCAAATAGATCCTCCAACCCCTCCACTTCCGGAACATCCAGCCCCATACTTTGAGCCAGATCCTCTGCCGACCCGGCCATGTCCTCCTGCAGTTGGTGTACTTCGTCAAAGCTTTGCAGGTTTTTACCTGCAGCTTCACCCGCTTTTTGGGTAGCTTCTGTTAGATCATCAGTTCCCGCAGCAGCATCCTCACTAGATTGAACAAGTTTTCTGGTTTGTTCCTCGATGGCCGCCAAGGAATCCTGCATCTTAGCTTGCTCTAGTGCAGATTTGTACTTGTTCCATATGTTCATCCCTACACCAACAGCAGCCGACAACAGAAGTATTGCCCATCCTATAGGTCCCAAGGCAGACCACAAAGAGAATAAAGCTACTCTTAACTTAGCCAAGACTCCGGTTAAAATAATCCCCTGCTGTGCTGCCAATGCCATCTGTACCTGGTAAATCCCCATCGCGGCACTTACCACGTTCAGGACTGGTATTTTCGCTAAGAGTTGCCCTCTTTCAATTGCTGTAACGGTAATCATTAATTGCTTTGCCAAAGTAACTGCTTTTGTGAGGGCCAAATAAGTCCCCATAACTACAGTTACAAACTTAATCTGTTTGCCATACCGTGTTATAAAGCTGGTTACTGCACTGACTACTGAGGCAAGTCCCCGCAAGGTTGCACCTAAAACGCTAACCAAAGCAGCCACTTCTGGCCCGAAGGATTCGTGAATGGCCCTTTGGAGTCCATACTTTTGGAAAGTATCATAGAAGCCTACTGCAAAATCCCTGACTTTTTGTAGCCAAGAGACAACACCTTGGAAAAGGTTTTGAGTTACTGCGCCAATCGTCATTCTCCAGACGTCTTTAATGGTAGAGGTTACGCCTTCCCAGGTATTTTCCATCTGCGCCATCATGTTAGGGAAGCGCTTGTTCATACCCTCAATTAACATCTTGATAGCACGGTCCGCAGGAATAAGGCCTTTTGACTGCATATCCATGATTTCAGCAGTAGTTTTGCCCATAGCTTCAGCCAGTATCTCCCAGGCAGGGATACCGGTTTCAGTAAGCTGGCGCATTTCTTCAGCAGAAAGCTTGCCTTTAGCCCGCATCTGACCCAAAGCCAGGATAATTCTGTTAATGCCTTCTGTACCCAGCCCCACAGCCGCAGAAGCGTTACCCACCGCCTCCATTGTTGGTAAAACATCCTTAGCCGCAAAGCCATAGGCAAGCATCCTTTTTGAGGCGTCAAGAAGCTCTGAGAATTCAAACGGTGTTTTAGCTGCAAACTCTGCCATATCGCTCAAAAAGGCTTCTGCCCTTTCGGCACTGCCAAGCATAGTGGTAAAACCTATCCGGGCCTGCTCCATCTGGGCATTAAAGCTGATTGATTCTCCCACAACAGCCCGGAAACCGCGCTTAACAGCTTCAAACATGGTCATACCGATTGTTACAGAAAGAGCGCCTTTAAAGATATTCCCCAGCGTTAATGCTCTTTTTTTAGTTTCATTTTCCAGTCTATCTAAACTTTTTTCGTATTGTTTGCTATCCAGCCCCATCCGGGCGAATACTTCACCAACTAGCATAATGTCTCACCACCCTTCAATCCTTTAGCCTTTGCGTCCTCTATGTGCCTGCTCCAGTCCTTCTGCTCCAGCTGCTCCTGCCCCAGCAAGCGCTGGAGCATTTTTTTTGCATCCTTGCCCATAAAGTCATCGGGGCTAACGGCCTTGTGTTTCCTCTTGCTGAACATACTGGTGATAGCACCAAAACCATTAGTTATTACCGCCGCCAGGAAAGCCCACTTGTTATGTTGTTCATTGTATTGCTCTATCGCTACCTGCCGCTGCAGCTCATTCAGCACCACAGACAATTCCCAGGGAGTAAGCTGGCGCATCTCATCAATACTCCACCCAAACTCCCGGGCTAAAAGAACCACTACCTCTGCGGTAAGCCAGCCTGAATCAAGTTCATTAGCGGTTTTATCAGCCGCTTCAAGCCGGTAAAATTTACCTCAACAAAAACCTCAATTAGCTGCTCAAGTTCACTCATGTAAGCATTTTTAATATCATCCTTGCTTATGTCCGGGAAGATAACCGGAAGCTTTTTGTAAAGCAAATCAAAACCGGCCTGCTCCAAGAGCTTGCCAAGATCTACCTTCTGAATGTTGCCTTTACTCTCTGGGAACAGTTCGGCAACTATCTTCTCCAGTTCGCCTATTCTTTTTTCCTCTACCCGAATTTTCTTGCCAGCGAATTCTACTGTTTTGTTTCGCATTTTACCCCTCCTGTACCGTTTAGCTTAATGGTTGTTTCCTCTATCCCATCTGTCTTTTCCAATGCCGGTAGCTCAATCTCCCCAGTAAGACACCGCAAGTCTTCACCTTTGCCAATGAATAACCGGACAAAGGCTTTCCCTTTTGGTACCTGCTCTGCTGCCCAATATGCCTCTGCTTTTACACTCCAGCCGGTAGACACAGCATGCAGTTCAGGGCCATAGGTAAATCCTTTCCTGTGCTCAACTTCTAGTGTCCAATTTAATATCAGTGCAATATTATCAGAAATAGGGGCAGTATTGTTTTGATATACTGCCCCAACCATACCCTTTATTGCCACTAATCACCCACTCCGCCAACTCCAACTATTTCCAATTCACCACTGCCTTGGAAATCGCAACTAAAACTAACTTTGTCGTCAACTGCTGCCTCCATAGACAAGGTAATCATAGCACTGCCGCTAAAGCTGATATCTTCGTTCACATCGAGCTGCAGTTCAACATTTTGGGAATTAACCCAAGCAAGGATTAGAGCACCCTGCCCTTCAGTATCATCCGGAACAAAGTTACCCTCAAAACTACCGGACCAACCTCTAGAGCCGGCAATGTATTCTTTCCATCCATTACTGTCGAAACTTGTGACATCGATATCGTCGGCCTCCAAGTCCATAGACCAGTTACTAATCTCAGCAACTTTCTGCCCATTAACTTTTACAGCACCACCAAAACCTGCTATTGCCATTATTAATCACTCTCCTTTATAATTTCAAAATTCACAAATAGTTCTACCCTGTTGTTTGCATCACGCTTTAGCACTTCCGGGCTTCCCCGTGCCTTGATGAGCAAGTACCGAGTGCCGGACAGCGTTTGCTCATGTAGTCCATGGAGTTTGTCCATTACTTCTCCGATCTTTGTCCTTGCCGCTGCATAACCTTTGTTTCGTACCCGTACCTGTAAGCCGGGATATTCACCTTCCCAGTGCAAGTCTGGAGGGCTGCCGGCATACTCAAATAATGCTATGCAGTTGTCCGGCTGGTCCGGCATCAAGCCTAAAAAAATATCGGTCCCAACTGTACCGATACTCTTTGTAGCCAAATATGCGCCTATTTCTCTTAACACATCGGCATCACCTCGTTTCGCGCAGGGCTTTTTTAATTTGCAATTCGGCCATTTTTAGTACTTTTTTCTTGTTTGCATTGTATGGCGTTTCCAAGTATTTAGGCCCCCCACCTCTCTTTGGTGTGTAACCTAAATCTTCATGCATCCTACGGGCGTAAGGTGTATTAAAGCTGATATATACTGCCTTTTCTTTACCCACAGGCTCCGGAAAAGCGTTCTTATGTTCTTTCTCCTGTCCGCCTTCTTTCACCGGTCTTGCATCTTGATAGATTTGTCCTGGATTTTTAGGCAAATTCCCAACTGTCACTGTTCCGCTCCTGCGTAATGTCCCCGTATCTACCGGTGCAGCATTAATTGCTTCGGTAAGTATCGCTTCTGCACCAGTCCGCAGGGCTTTAATCCCGGCCTGTTCCGCTATCCTTACCGCCTCTTTAGTCCGCCACCGGTTACGCTTTGCCATCAGACCGCCACCTCTCTGTGGGCTTCCTTGCCGTCCAGACCCGGAACCGTAGATACAGCAATAACCGGCCACTCGCGCCCGCCGTGCTCCAGAATATCTCCCGGCTTTACCGGCTCCACACAGAATACCCTAGCTTCCGATACTACTTCCCGTCCTTCGTTATTTCTGACTAAACGCCTTTTCCCTTCCCAGCGAACTTTAATTGTCTTTTTCCCGAATTCCGGTTCGCCGTATTCGTTCTTTTGCCCGGTGGAGTAATGCCATATGGCGGTTTGGTTAAGATAACCTTTAATCATTTGTAGCACCTGCCTAACTTATATAGCAAATACTGTATTCTGCCACATAGCCATGCTGTGAATTTAAACCTGTGTGCATGGTGGCAGTAGTTGGAACAGGTCCATCTTATGTTGATTTTTCTTTTCTTCATGTTATGAAAACACCACCCAGAAGCCAGGGCCTCAACAGTTCCTTTGCCTCCTGGCTTAACAGTCCACGCCCGGCCCCCGGTGCATAAGTCTCACTCATATTCCCCAGCGAAAAAGACTGCACTCCTTCCTGCTGGAGCTTCCTACGCTGGCTGTTTCCTCTCTCCAAGATTGCCAAGGCTTCCTCACAGCAAGCTTCTTTCACATTCTGAGGTATTTCGGCATCCGGATATCGAGGGAATGCTAACGGTTGGGAAGGGTTTGTTTTGCGCCCGTTTAACCGCTGCCGGTCGATTATTTTTGTTGCTTGCTTGAGGGCTTTTTCTTTTGTGCTTTCGTCTGCTTGCCCCCATCTTTCGGCATGGAGGCGTCCTGCGAAATATTCATCTGCATATTCGATTGTGCAGTAGCTTCCTGACATTTTTCCTCCGCCTCCTTCTTTGCTTTTTCCGCCTGCTGCCTGCGCATGCGGTTAAATCCAGTTATATCAACTGCCATAATATCACCTCAAAACATAGAGAGGGGCCATGCGGCCCCCTTATTCTTCCGCAACTGTTAGAATGTCATGTTCCTCCACCTTGACCGCATAGCCACAAATTGTTTTGTTGTCTCCGGCCACAGTCAATGCAACATCTTCTTCATCCACCCAGGTGCCACCGTAAGTTAGCTTAAGTTTTAATATCCCGTTTTCAAATTGTAGGTCTTCGTCCACATCGGCACCTGCTGTCCCTGGGTCCTCTTCGTTAATGGCAATTGTGCCTGAGCCTGAACCATTAACGGCCTTTACGTTGAGTATACCATTATACCAGGTCAGCACTTCATCAGCGTTATTGACAACTTGGACGGTTACATCTTGTACAAAACCGTCCATGTCTCCAGGTGCCACTTCCAGGGGGTCAGCAGGGAGGATGTTTAGTTTAACATCCCCGCCGGCCGCATCCTCTAACCCCTTCAAGTGGTCGTAAAACTCGTTCGGAGTGTAAGTGAAACGCTTTAGATAGTCTAAAAATCTCATCTCATCACCCCTTAAGTTTGGTCAGTATAAGCACTTACAAGCCTATGCTTAAACTGGACTATCCGGACGTTTTTGCTCTCATAGACACGTAGCCAGTTCTGAGGATTGGCTAGATTATCGTTTGACGGTGTCGCATTTGTTCCACCGTTGCCATCGCCTAACTGTTTATTCTGGAAGGCTACTCCCCTCGGGTGCAGGATAAAGTGTCTGCGGTTTACAAGGATGTCATCACCTGACAAAGCGTCCCTTGCGGTTTCGGTCGGAACAGGAGCGCCACCTTCGCCCCAGCCAAAAGCACCGGCCCCGAAGATGTACGTTGTGTATACCCCGTTGGAAACAGGCAGGCCGTCATCCACCACAACCCGTTTGCCGAGGAAATAGGGCACTTCTGCCGCTCCCTCAGAGGGCTTAATGTACTCTATTAAGTCATCCTTTGCAAGTTTGGCCACAGTTGCGGAGTGCATCGCAAAGCCGGTCAGCTTGTCGGCATTGTCGCCCAGCTTGTAAATTGCATCAACGGCAGTCTTTGCGGATATAACGTCATCATCTTTTGCTGCCGGGTTACTGCTTATATCGTGCTGGTTGGTGTTCATTTCGGTTGCATTGTCGCCGAATATGCCATCAAGAGTGCTAATCAAGATGGCTTGGAAACGTCTTGCCCAGTAATCAGCTACCAAATCACCTATTGCGGCCATCGGGTCATCACCGGAAAGAGCTTTAGCTAAGTCGTTTACGCTCCATGCTTTACCTCGAGCCAAGAGGGCCGCCACGTCCTGCCCTGCTTTAATTTTATCAACGGTCAGGGCTGTCTTATCGCTCAATACTTCATCTTCGCCGCCCAAATCTTCCCAGAACGGCATGTTCACGAGTTTGCCGCCGGAGCTTGCCAGCGCATCCAGCGCCGGGGTTCTGGCTATAATTCCGCTCTGATAAAAAGCGGATAGTTCTGCCGTACGCTCTATAACGTACGGATTAAATACTTCAGGGACGATTACGTTATTGATTATGGTTTTTGTTGGTTCTGCTGGCATATTTCATCACCTTTCTTTACTGTTGTTATTTTACTCCCGCCTCTGCTTTCATTCGTGCCGCTTTAGCCGGGTCCTCGCGCAGGATCTTGCCCTGTAGAGTAAGATTAAACGTCTCCGGCTTCCACGGATTCACTTCGGGGTTTCCGACACCTGGCGGGTTTGTGCCGCTTCCCACTTTGCCGGATTCTCCGAAAAGGTACGGATCGGACTGTTGGATTGCCTTGAGCTGGTCATCCAGACCCAGCAACTTCTCGCCGTCAAGCTTCACCTTCTCCATGTCAAGCAAGGCTTTAACGGCTTTGGCGTTCTTAGCCTTAGCTGCGGTAAGGGCCTTTTCAATAGCAAAGTCAAGCTGCATTTGTGCCATTTTAGCCTGCCATTCCTCGGCGGCCTTCTTATTCTCGGCCTGCAGGGTTTCAATCTGCTTCTTGAGTTCCTCGTTTGAACCTGCAGCGGCTTTCAGCTGCTCGAGCTGCTTGTCCCTCTCGTCAATGTCTGCCTCAAGCTTCTTCTTTGCCTCTGCGACCTCGTTGTACTTGTCCTTCGGGATGAAGTGCTTTGGCAGCTCCTTGTTGATGTCGCCAATCACGCTGTCCAGTTTTCCTTCCTCAATTCCGGCTTTTTTCAAGATTTCTTTTAACCAATCCATGTTCAAATCTCCTTTCCTGTTACTTTTTATACTGGTAAGTGCCAGTTCTCAGGTCTTTGCATTTATGCTCCGCAAATACTAACCCAGAGCAAATAAAAACGCCCGAAGGCGCTTATTAACCTATCTTTTCAACTCGCTTGATTGAGCAAATAGGTATATCCTCAATCCTCGGATAGCTTTTTGTCCTTACCCTTTGAGCGCAGGCATAATACCCATTTTTGTCTTTGCATATTCTCACGTTGTACTTCTTACCGTTACGGGTTACTGATGTTTGGATAATTCGCTTTTTAGTCGGCAATCTGCAGCCTCCCTTCATGTACAAAACAAAACCCCTGTGGTATAATTATCCCAGAGGTGTTTTGTGTGAGTGAATTTAATTGGTACATGCCACAGGACAAACTATCTGTCCATGTCGGCATCAATCACCGCATTAGTTTAATTTATAAGCAAGGCCTTGTTCCCTCCTTAATCAGGCTCGGTAAGAAGCATACCAGGCTTTTTTGGAAAGAGTGCGGGCACTGGTATATCCCGCGCCCTGGCACCAAGCCCAATATGGGCAATATTATCTGGGTGCCGGAGAAAAACTGCTATTGCTACAAAAGCCGGGTACTTATACCTATGCGGTTTAATGATCCTTCCATCTATGGCATCGCTGTGGAAGGTGTGCTTAAAAGAAAAGCACCTGATTTTTCAGATGCTTTCTAAGCTGCTCTTCGTCTGATTGTAATTTTGCGTCTCGGATACATTTGCCTTTCTATCTCCCAAAAGAGAAAAGTATATATTTCGGAAGAATATGTTACTTGTCCAGGGATTTCTATGTTTCTCAGAGTGAACATTTTACACCTCCCATCGGTATTGCGGTCGAGGAGAGCCCCGCCCACCTGTATTATATCGCTTTTTACGGGTTTTTTCAAGTCTTTGTCTGGTTCCTGGTTCCCAAAAGGTGCATCTAACTGTTAATCTGTTCGTACGATTCCTCAACCGTTGACATTCTGATACTTCTACCCCTTACTAGGATTACAAGCGGAGGACCCACAAAATGAGGCCCTGAGCCTTCAAATGTTGGCTCATAAACATCATAGCCTCTCCACTT